CGCGGCCGGTTTCCGCTACAACGGCCTCACCAGGGCGGCGTGGCGGCTAGGTCTTATAGCTTAGGGTCGTCCTGGAGCGCATTTGGCTTTCCCGGCCATGGACCGCCCCGTACAATCAAGGTCCGTAATGACCTACCATGATGTGCGGGGGGCTGGGAGGAAATTACAAGCCAAGTGCGCACCAGGACGGCCCAGATCACCCAAGGCGATGATTCTCATCGACTTGGGTCAGGATGGAGATTATCACGTTCATGATAACACATTCCATAACGCGGAACGGGCAATTCTGGAGCGAATTTTCTTTCGGAAGCGTGAGGGTGGGGGGTTTGAGGCCCCACCCAACCCACGCCCGGGAGCCTTCGATGTATGCAAACCGTTTCGGCGCCGTATGGTGCAATATTTGCTGTCGCTTAACGTTAGGCCGTACACCTCTAATGAGTTTGTGGAGTGCTACACTGGGCGACGACGAGTATTGTACGAGAAAGCTGCCGCGACGTTTATGCTGAGTGGAGTCCGTAAGAGTCATTCTTACGTACAGGCTTTCATTAAGAGAGAAAAGGTTGACTTTACGGAGAAAGACGACCCAGCGCCCAGAATTATTCAGCCGCGCAACCCTGTATATAATGTAGCAGTAGGGAGGTACATCAAGGCGGCCGAGAAGGCCATAGTTAGATCCCTGGCATACATGTTCAAAGGCCCTGTTGTCATGAAGGGCATGAACACCTTGGAGATAGGTAGTGTGTTTAGGGAGTATAGTGAGGATTTCGAGGACTGGGTGTATGTTGGCGGCGATGCCAGCAGGTGGGACCAGCACTGTAGACGGGAGAGTCTGCAGTATGAGCACGGCTTCTACCTTGGTATGTTTGCAAACAATGCAGAGCTACGACAGCTTTTGACGTGGCAGTTGAAGACAGTTGGGTTTTGCGAAACCCCGGAGGGCCAGCTATTCTACAAACAGGATGGCGGCCGGTGTTCTGGTGACATGAACACCGGTATCGGCAATTGTCTCATGGTATGTGCATTTTTGTGGTCATATTTTAGGACAGTAGGTATGATGCCTAAGAGAGATTACAGGCTTGTCAACAATGGCGACGACTGGGGTGTCTGGATGCGCCGGACCGACCTCCGGAAGTTAGACGGGCTAGCTGATTTCTTTGATGGCTTGGGGTACAAGATGAAGCTCGAGGATCCAGTGGATGTACTGGAGTTGTGTGATTTTTGCCAGATGCGGCCGATTTATGACGGCGTTGATTGGCGAATGATACGCAATTTTTGGCCAGCCATGGCCAAGGACCTCTTCTCACCGAAACCAGTCTATTCCGAGAAGGACTGGACATGGCGGCGGAAGGCCTTGGCTGACTGCGGCTTGTCACTGTCCTACGGTATTCCCGTGGTTGATGCCTTCTATATGATGGTGGGGCGTGGGGCGGATGGG